CATGGTCATACGCCACCTCCAAAGACATCGTCGTCGGCTTACCGGAAGGCAACAGTCGGGCTTCCATCTGCACGTTCGAACCGGACACGGTGACAAGCACACGCACCAGATCGTTGACCTGCAGATGCTCACTCATCGACACTTCAACCGACGCCCGAAAACCGGCGGCGGCATACGCCGACCCGAACTTCTCGTAGAGGACAGCACCGGCCCGTAGCACCTGCAGGTACACGTCACGGGCCCCGGCTACCGTGCTCCCACCAGCACCGTTGGTGATGCCAAAGTTGATCGCCGTGCCGATCCGGTAATGCCCCGCCGCCAGGATCTTCACGTCACCGCCGCTGACACCGAACCCGATGTTCCCAACCGACGACGAGTTGCCAAACGAAACAGCTGTCTGCGCACCGTTCGTGATCGTCTGGTTTACCGGGGCGTGCCGGAAACCGACGATGTGAACAACATCCCGCTTCCCGTCCAACTCGTTCTGAGTGATCCCGCCCCGAACGGTCGGGCCACGGGCAGGCAGATTACCGGCAAGACTCAGGTCTCCGAGAGTGTTCAACGTCATCTTGCTGGTGCCCGACGTGAACTCCCACACCTGCAACTCAGAGTTGGTGTTGATCAGCGCCCACCGGGTGCCACCCGAATCAGGGTTCTCCAAGATCAGCCTTGGCGTCTGAGTCGCACTGCCCCCAATCGCCGCCCGCCGAACACCGGCAGCGGCGTCCGTCGTCGCCCCATGCACAGACACACCGCCGGTGAACGTCGCGCCCGCCAAGTCGGCCTTCGCATCAAGCGCCGGCTGCAACCCCGTCACCGTCGCTATCGCCTGCGCCCCCGTGTGGTTCGGCCGGTCCTTCGCCGCTACCAGCAGAGCCGGCAGACCGTCGACCTTCGCCACAGCGATCGCCGCACCCGCCGCCACGTTGTCATCGTTGATCACCCCGGCCCGAATCTCCGCCGCACCCGCCGTCCCCTGCAGGTCACCGCCGAGGTGGCATGAGCACGGGTCCAGCGCCGGGACTTTCCGCTCGAGGTCGGCGACACGTTCAGCCTGATCGGTGATCGCATCAACAAGGTTCGGTGACTGGATGCCACCACGGGCGCCGACGTCATCGTTCACCGTCAACCGCAACGTCTCCGTCCGCGGGTCCAGTTCGATGCGAACAATGCGGAACGGGCCGTTCAGTTGGACGGCCCCGTCGTTGATGACGACCGTCACAATGTCACCAGTGCGGAGCAGACCGACGAGGTCGCCCGCCTGCTGTGTGGTCGTGACCGTCGGAAGGCGCACCAGCTTCTTCGACCGGGCCAGCCGGTCGGCAGCCAACGCACCAAGGGTGGTGGTGGCGGCGCCGGGCGGGGCGGCAGCCACATCCTGCAAGACGAGACCGCCAAGCTGGGTGGTGTCGGTGGCGTACCCTTCGGCGCCCCCGTCACCCTGCACCGTCTCCGCTGTGGTGGTCGCCGCACCGTCCTCGTCGAACTCGTAGGAGGCAAGGTTCGCACCGAGCGTCAGCGTTGTCGTCGCTGACCGGTCGGTGCCCTTGCGTGGCCCCCAAGTACGGAACGTCTTCGTCGTCGCGGCCAGCTCGACTGACCAGTCGAACCCGAGCGGGGCCAACTCGTCGATGATGACCCGGTCCACCTTCGCATGCTCCGAGTACGGCCACTCATGGGCGGCGGGCAGAAGAACACCGACAGGCGGCGTGTTCTTCAAAAGGCTCAGGTCACCCTTCCCTGCACCTTGTGCGAACGTGATGAGACGGCCGGCGACAGAAGCAATGTCAGCCTCCGCTGCGCCGACAACGAACGCACCGGCAGCCGCACCGTTGTCGATCTGCCGCCGGCCCAACAGCCATGCCACACCGGGGCAGGTGACAACAATGTCGCCCGTGCCGCCCGTCGCCCGCTTGTGCAACGGGACACCCCAGCCGACGACCGTCCCGTCACGGAGAACCTGCACCTCACAGGCGAGGGTGGTGACGGCGGCGGCCTGCCCTGTGGCGCCGGCCGGGTCATACTTCGGGTAGGTGAACGTGAACTCGCCGACACCGTTCAACTCGTCAACAACGGACAGGACGTTCGTGTCGACAAGGGTGCGGGTCACAACACCGGCACGGGTCACAACCCTGACGGTGTAGACGCTCACACTGCCACCAGCGCCGGCTTCAACCCGACGAACGTCGCCAGGCAGTTGATGATCCCCTCAGGCAGGAGACTCAGATCCTCCGACAAACCGCGGGGACGGCCGATCAGTTTGACGTGCCCGAACCCGGGGAGCTGCAGGTGCAGTTCGACGTCGATCGTCGAAGGCGACCAGGCGGCGACCATCGGGGCGAACAGCGCGTACGCACCCGCACCCGTCGTGCCGTCGATCAGGACCGGTACTGTCACCGTCCGCTGCGCCGCCCAGTCAGGGGAACCGTAGGCACCGGCAGCCTGCTGCAGGTCAACGTCAGCAGACTTCGGTGTCGGCACGCCCAACCCGGCGACACCTGGAGGGGCGATCCACCGCCCCGTCATGCCAATGAGCACACTGCCCAGCTCGACCTGGTAGTCACCGGTTATCAAGTCGCCTGCGGGCATCAGCGGACCCCGGCCGTAGCCAGGCGCCACGCAACATGGCGACCCGTGAACTCGGCGACCTCCAACGGGTCCTGCATCCCACGGGCATCAACCTGCACAGACCCGATCATCGGACCACCAGCACCAGAGCCACCGCCGGCCTGCTGTGCCGGGGTGAGGACTTCCTCGCCGCCGTGCGCCAGGATCAGACGGGGAGCGCCGACCGGGCCGGGGATCATCCCGCCACCGTCGAAACTCTCCGGCGTGTTGAACCCAAACTTCTTGCCACCCACCCCGGGCACCCATTCGGGCGCCTTCACCCCGAACCCGAACAGCGACGACTTCGAGGCGTCAAAGTCGACCGCTTCCCACTCCGTTTTGATCGCCGCAACAACAGCCCGCACCGTCGCGAGAATCCCGTTGAACGCCCCGTCAACACCCTTCTTGAACCAGTCGACCTTGTTGTACGCGACGACCAGGCCCACCACAAGGGCGGCGACGGCGATCACGACAAGCCCAATCGGGTTGAGAGCCAACACCACATTCAACGCAGCCTGCACCGCGGTGAACGCCTGGATGGCCTTCACCACCACGAACACCCCGGTCGCCAACGCCACCACCGTCACGACAAGCCGTTGTGTGGTCGGACTCATCGACGCCAACCAGCCGAACACCCCGATCCCCACCGTCGTCAACCGGAGAAGGACGGGCACCAACTTCGACCCGACCAGCTCCTTCAACTCGCCGAACTGGTTCGCCATAATCTCCGACTGCCCCGCCGCCGTCTGCCCCTCCTTCTCAGCGAACCCGCCGACCTGAGTGCGAAGCCCGACCATGACCTGCTCGAAGTTGCCAGCCAACGTCTTCGTGTCCTTGAAGTTGATGCCGATCTCAGCAAGCGCCCGACCCTTACCAAGCATCGCCTTCCCGAGAGAGTCGGCAGCGTCAGGCAAGTCCTTGCCGGTCTTCGCCGCGTAGTCCTGCATCAGCGGCGTCAGATCCTCAACCTGCTTACCCGTCAGCTTGAACTGGGCGAGAACCGCCTGCCCCGACTTCGTCGCATCATCATCAAACCGGGTGACCTTCGCACGAGCCTCAGCCAACTTCTCGAACGCGGCGACGTTCGAGTCAGCCAACGTCGGAAAACGGGAGAACACATCAGCGAGCCGGGCGCTTGACTGCTCCGCTTCCTTGTACGCCTCCACCGAATCGGCGCCGAACTTGAGTGCCCCGGCCGCAGCGAACGCAGCGGCCACCGGGGAAACCATCGCCTTCGTCCGGCTCTTGATGCCGGACGCCATGCCGTCACCCATCTTCTCGCCCTGAGCCCGGCCTGCGGCGGCAACACCAGGGCCGACCTCCTTCTCCAAGTTCTGCTTGAACCCCTTTGCCGAGGGGACGATCGAGACGTACCCGACCGCAAGTTCAACAGCCATCGGCCACCTCCAGTTCTCGTCGTCGTCGTTGCTCGACCAGTCGGCCGTGGATCTGCCCCGGGCTCAGCGACGTCCGGTGCACGGCCGGAGCAGCACCCGGCCGGGGGAACGGTGTTGGCTTCGGCGCCGTCGCCTTCCCACCGGCCTGCCACACCTGCTGTGAGAGCCGGTCGTAGACGCAGGCCAGCAGCTCCAGCTCCTGTGTCCAACCGGCACCGGCCCCGGCCACAGTTCGGGCTGTCGCAGACTCCGCGGGTAGGTGCGCAACCAGCACACCGAGCCGCCGCCAGCTGAGGTGGTGGCCGCCGAGGTCGTTCAGGTCGGCCTGGTAGAAGCGGAGAAGGTCGGCCTCGACCGCACCGCCGTGCTCCCTTAGGAGTCGGACGAGGCCGAGGATTCCCCCACGTCGGCACCGTGAACCTCGTTGACCATCGACATCAGCAGCGTGCCCGTACCACCCGCCTTGCGGAACGCGGCGAAGTCGTCTGTGCCGAGGAGCGCTTCGCCAACCTCGGTCGCTCTGCCTGCGGCGGCGGCCTCTGTAACGTCGTCGTCCCACAGCAGCGGCGGCGGCACCCGGAACGTCCGGTCGCCGGCGTCGATGAAGATGGCGCCTTCGTCAGCCTTCGACGCCTTGTAGTCCTGCAAGTTGAAACGGTGTTCCTGCCGTTTCGACATTAGACGACGACGGCCTGCGGGTCACTCGTGATCTCGAAGCCCCACGATGTATCCGATGCGGCGTAGGCCACCAACGTCATCTCCGTGACCGCCATCTCATCTTCCTTGATCGGCGAGTCTCCAATCTCGACAACCTCGCCGTTCGGAATCACGATCCGCCTGGTAATCCCTCCGTCCTTGTTCTGGAGGATAAAGGCGCGCGGGTTCGTCTTGGGGGTCTTGAGTGTCCGCGTGGTCACTCCGGCGGCGGTGACTGCGGTGCTGCCCGGGTTCCGGAGATCGAAGACCGTGGGGTTGTCCTCCAACGCTGAGAGGGTGAACTTCCTCGTATGCTGGTTGTTTGTGATCCGGATCAGACCTATGCCGTAGCCGAAGTGCTCGGTCATGTTCCGGTCCTGTGAGAAGTTCAGGCCGTCTTCGTGGAGCACCCCCAGGTCCTTCCATGCCGCTACGAGGGGGGTGGCCACGTCCGTGGGTGGCGCGGTGCCCACAGGGGCGGCGAACACCTCTGCGGTCTGCCACACCCTGACATTCGCTGTGCTCCCGGCCATAATCAGGCCTCCTTCTTCCCGTGGGTGGTCTTGGTTGGCTGCTCGTCGGAGCGCACGGCCCTGCCGTCGTGGATCAGCTGGCGGCCGACGTCGTCGTCCACCTCGATCGTTTTGCCGGCGGCGTGGCCGTCGTGCGAGTAAGCGAGCGTGATGCGCAAGGTGTCTCCTGTAGTGGTGTGTGGAGGGCCGGCCGTCACGGCACGGCCCGAACGTGCAGGTCTGCGGTGAACGTCGACCGGGGATGACCCGACGGGTGCGGCAGATCCTCCGGCGAGGACGTCAGCACCCGGTAGAAGATGACGCCGTCGACCGTCGTCCCGGCCAGACCGTCGAGCACCCGGCGGGCCTGGCCCGCCAGGGTCTCCGCTTCGTCAGGGTCGGGCGCCCACGCCTCAACACCGAGCCGTGGGCCGTCGGTCACCTCGGTCGCCCGGGCGCCGCCGAATCGGGCAACAACAACGAACCTCGACGGTCGAGGGTGCGGGACCCGACGGCCCACGGGCACCTCGAGCGCATGGGCCAGGACGTCACGCAGCACGCTGGTGACACCCGGATGGAGTACCGCCGGGACCGTCACTCTTTCGTCTCCCTGCCGTCGAGGCTGTGATGTGTGACGACAGCCCAGCCGTCACCGAACTCGGTGGTGGGACCGCAGACGCAGTCGTCAGTGTCCGTGTCGTGGTCGATCAGGTCGGCGACCGGGTAGACGTGCTGGATGTTCACCGGCCGGCGTCGAGCGCACGGGACAGATCCCGGGTCTTCGCCTCAGCCCGCATCGCCTTGTAGCTGGCGGTGCGGACGGACGCCCGGGCACGGGTCCGGCCCACGGCGTAGTCGGTCTCCATGCCGGGACCGGCCCTGTTCGAGATGCGCTCGGACGAGTCACGGAGAGCCCGCTCGACGCCTTCGCCGCCCTTCAGGAGCGACGGCACGGCCTTCGGGTTCATCTTGACCCGGACGGCGGTCACCGCCTCGGCGTGACCTTCGGCCGGACCGGCTCGGGCGGTGCTGCGGTGGCGTTGGTCGGGTCCTGGTCTGCGGGCACCGTCGTCGACGTGACCCCGTCGAAGTCGGCCTTGTTCCCGCCGGCCGCAGTGGCGTACCCGTTCGCCACCAGCCAGGCGGCACGCTCACCGTCGACCTCGATCGTCTCGCCAGGGGCAGCACCCTCGACTCGCTGAGTGGTCGTGATCTTCATAGTCGTCTCCTTGATCGTCATGGCTGCCACGGCGTCGGGCCGGTGTAACCCCACGGCAGCAGATCGCCTCCGCCCGTCACCGGTCGGTACTCGGTTTCGTCCTCATCACCACGGGTCGTCGGCAAGGACCACAGCGCCGGCCGAGAGTTCGTGCCGACAGCGGCGTTCAACCGGCGCTTCTCGTCACCCTTCAAGTACAGGCCACCAACCTCGGTGGCCCCTTCACCGTCAGCCCCGTACACGAAGCTGCGGTTCAACGCACGCCCGGCGACCTCGAGGACAATCATCCGCACGATGTCGGGCACCACAGTGAGCGCACCCAGGGCATCGACCCACTCGGCGCCGGCCTCGTTGCGGACCAGCGTGGAGGCGTCCTCGAGCGCCGCCGCCGCCCGCGCATTGTCGCCAAGATCAACACCCACCGGAAGGCGGGCGGAGAGGTCGTCAACTGTCGCGAGCGGCGGCAGCATCTGCGCTTAGGCCGTGGCCGTGAAGACGATCTTGACGGCCCTGACGAGCTTCCCGGCCACCGTCGCCGTGCCCGACGCCGCCGCCGAAACCACGTTGGCGTTGGTGCGGGCGTAGGTGAACGTGGTCGTGCTCGGCGTGCCGGTGATCGTGTAGGTGCCGTCGAACACCGGGTCGGAGATGGAGACCGTCACGACCTGGCCGGTCGTGAAGTTGTGGGCCGCTGCGGTCGTCAGCGTCGCCACGTTCGCGGTCAACGCCTTGTTGGTGACGGTCGCCGTGCCGACGATCCCGTCGAGGGTGGTCGCCGTCCCTGCGAAGGACGAGACGACGGCACGGTCCCGCAGGAAGTTCGGGTCGTAGTCACGGATCCACCGCATCGCCAGACCGTTCAGGTCAAGGCTGGCACCATCAGGCACACCGGCCGGCACGTCGGGCGCCACGTTCGCGAACGCGAACGCCGTCGAGTGGAACGCGTAAGCCTCCCCGGCCGGGATGGCGAGGGACAGGTACACGTCGAACCCGGCGATCCGACCCAGGAAAGAATCACGGAGGGCGTCGGTCGTGCCCGACGCGTTCGCTGCGACAAAGAACTTGTCGTTGAGGAACAGTTCCTCGACATCGGCGCCGAGAAGCAGGACCCGGCCGGCGAGCGGCACGTTCTGCTTGTTCAGGGCCGTCCGTGCCTTCGTCGCGATCTGGTACGCCTGGCCGTCCGACCGGCCGGCGGCGCCCGAGGCGCCGGTGACGATCATGTCGGTGCTGTATGGGCCTGCGGTGATCTGAGCTGCGACGTACCCCTCGAGCTTCTCAGCGACGCCGCGGACCTGGGGGCGGGTGACCTGGAACCCAAAGTCCATGATGTCGAGCGTCAGCTGCTCATCGGTGATCGCGACCGCCGAGTACGGGTGCTTGTTCAGCTGGACGGTAACGGACCGCTCGGTGAGGTCGTCGATCACGATCGGCGAGTTCCGGGTCCTCCACTCGTAGTCACGGGCGGTCACGACCGACGGGACCCGGACAACGACGGTATCGTTGACCTGGCCGATGAAGTCGGACTTGCCGTACCGGGTGACGAGACGGGGAAGGACGAGTTCACGCTCAAGCAGGCCGAGGGCCTGTGCCGCGATCTGGGTGCCCTTCAGGAATGAGTTAGCCACGGGGTAGACCTCCTAAGGTCGTTGGGTTGGACCGCTGTCGACTCCGTGGCCGGTGCCGTGCGGGGTTAGTAGCCGCGCTGGACGCCTTCGGCGAGCTTGCGCGGGTCAAGTTCGACCGGCTCCTCGGTGGGGTCCCCCCCGCCTCGTAACCGTTCGGTGGGCTTGCCGCCCGGAGGCGGCCTCAGTGGTTCGGCAGTCGGCCAGGACTCAAGGAGTTCGTCGGCGTCAGCCTCCAACTCCTCCCGGGTCGTGCCCTGGAGACGCTTCAACTGGGCAGGCGTAAGACGCTTCGCTATTGCCACCTCGAGCCGGTCAGCACGGGCTTTCTCCGCCACAAAGGCGGCCTCAGCCTTGGTCGCCGTGTCGGCGGCCCTCTGCGTCTCCGTCTTGTCCTTGTCCTCGATGGCCTTCAATCGGGCTTCAAGGTCGGCCGCCGACTTCTCGGCTACCTTCCTCGCTGCACGCTCCTCGGCCAGCGCCTTCTTCCCAGCGTCACCAAGGTCGCCCGTCGCAGGCTCCTTCGGCTTGTCGTCGGACTTCGGTTCGTCGGGCATCGCGCCCCTCCTTCGTTGAACCGGCTGGGCGTCGCGCTCAGTCGGGATCGGTGCCGGCGAGGTTCCGCCGGAGAGTGTTGAGAACGTCTTCACCATCAGGGGTGTCCGCCTTCGCCTGCCGGTACTGCTCGGCGTAACGCTCCGACCCGGCAGGCAACTTGGCATCATCCCGGTAGACCGCTTCGCTGGAACAGCTGCAGCCATCGTGAGCCTCAAAGTCGGCGGTGTCCTCACCCTTATAGACCGCGCCGCGGCCGGCCAGCATCGAGCAGAAAGCGCAAGCCCTACCGCTGGCAGAACGGGCCCATCCGAGCGCCTTCGGGTCAGCAGCGACCGTGTCAAGAATGGTCTCCCGGCCACCGTTCAGAACGTGCCGGGAGCCGGCCCTGGCCGACATCGCCTTGCCCAGGTCGAGCGCCTTGGTGATGTCAACCTTGCGGGCTAGGGCCCGGCGGACGGTGACCGGCCCGGTGACAATGAGGCTGGTCGTGACGGCCGCCCGATCAAGCTCAGCAGCCAGAGTCGCCGGGAACGGCGGAACTGTGGCGCCCAGCTCGAACTTGCGGAAGGCGGTGAGGTAGTTGGCGGCCAGCGTGGCACTCACCCTGCGTTGAGCGGCCAGCAGCGGAAGGAGGACTCTGAGCCAACGGCCCGTCGTCCCGTCAAGATCGTCCGGGTCAAGGATTGACCAAGCAGCCAAGGACCGGGCGACCGACTGGGCTGACAGTCGGGCCTGCGCCAACCGGTGCGCCTCCGTCAAACGGGACGCCGCCAGAGTGGCAGCCATCAAGACTGCTCGAGTAGGTCAGCCTCGGACTCAGGGAGCCGAAGGCTGACCGGCACCGCCCCAGTGAAGTCGGCACCAGACAGGCCGACGAGACGAGCGGCGCTCTCACCGGAAACGCCGGCACGGATCAGGATGCCCAACGCGTCAGCCTTGGCCTTCACCTCACCCGGGTCAACCGCAGCGGGTGCAGGCACAGCGGACGTCTGGCCGTCAGCCAGCTCCATCATCAACTGATCGAGACTGCCACCCTCAGCGGCCAACGCCTTCGCCCGCTCCACGTCCGTCTGCGTCCAACCCGGGATCTTCTCCCACAACACCTGCACCGGCACGTTCAGCATCTGCGCCAACTTCCCGAGAGCATCAGCAGCCTGCGCCAAAGACCTCGACTCCATGTCCCGCCAGCGGACCTCAGCGGCAGTGTCAGCCGCCGCCGCCTCATCACCCATGATGTGAGCCGACAGTCGCAGCGCCTGCTCCCACGCCTCACCGAACAGGTGCTTACGCTCCTCCACCTTCCGGTTCAGACTCGACTCAGCAGCCGCCAGGGCTTCAGCGGAGTTGCATGTCGGCACGAACGCTTCCGTCACACAGAACATGTGTGACTCGTCTGCGACCGTGATGCACCTGACCGGCACAGACTCCACCCGGTCGACGCTCGCCACATACCGACGGTGCGGAGTGTTGGAAAGTCCGTCGCCGCCGCCGAACTCGTCACGTTGAAGGAGCAGCTTGCGGGGCAGGCGAAACACCGGGTCCAGAGCGGACCACGTCATCGCCCAGACGCGGGCTGGACCGAACCGCTTGTGGTTAGCGGTCTTCTCTACCAAGCGCACCCGGTGCCCGAGAGACTGAATGAGCCGGTGCGCGTCGCGGGCAAGCCTCTCATTGTGGAGAGCCAGCTTCACTGAACCCTGAGAGCGGTTGACCGTCCCATCGGTGTCCATCAGCCCCTGCAGGAGAGCCAGCCGGTCCTTGAACGGCGCCACGAAGTAGGACTCGGGGATGTGCTTCGCCTTCCAAACCCCCGCCGCCTTCAGTCTGGCGACAAAAGACATGTTGCTTCGGGGGGGCATGGCCGTACCGTCCCGCCGGGCGAGGTAGAACAAGGACGCGCACGTGACGCACCGCGCTGACACCGTTCGGGTCCCTCTGGGCCGGGTGTGGCCCCGAGGGCAGCAGCCGCGGTCGTATGAGACCGTGATGGTTCGCCGTGCGTCAGTGTGGTCACCCGGAGTCGCTTCGCGGACCAGGACGACCTGGCCCTCAAGCTGAAGATTGGCAACCATCAGCGGGGCGTCGTCCCTATGTGCTGTGACCGTGCCGGTTGTGTGGCACCCGTCGCCCAGCCACACACCGAGCGCGTATGGGTTGACCGGCAGCTCGACACTGGGGGCGTCGAACGGCGCGGCCAGATCCATGAACCAGTTTCGAGTGCCGAGCTTGGTCTCCACTGAGCCGGCCATCTCAGCGGTAGTCGTCCGGCGGGTGACCCGGTCGGCCCTGCGGACGCCGTCGATGCGGCGGTATGGCCGCTCAGCATCCCTGAAGCATGAGGCGACCCACTCATGATCCGCATCAGCGACAACGGACGTTCCGTCATCAAAGCTGATGCGGTAGCAGACTCGGTTTTCATAGACCGGCGACAGCCCAATGACAGGCGTTGCGGTGCCGTTGGGTGTGAACACCTGATCGCCCACTGCAAGCGTGCCCATCGTCTTCGTACCTGAAGTCGTGGGCACGGGCGTGTCGAGCGCCAGCGGTAGGTTCGCCATCTGCCCCAACATCTCATGCGACGGCGTCTGCGAGACGGCGGCCAGCGTGCGAATGTCAGCCTCGTAAGCGTCAATGAACCCGCCAAGCGGCGTAGCCGGCAAGGAACCAAACTTTGTGTCCGCATCCTCAGCGACGAGAAGATCCTCCACTCGCATCTTCAAGGCAGCCGTCGCAGCCTCGGCACCATCCTCCGGCTTCGCCATACCAGCAATCGTCCGCACCACCCACGACGAGAAGCGTTGCACGACCAGCCGGTCAAACTTCGTCTGGTCGATACACGCGGCGATCGGGATGAACGGCTCCACCTCACCCGTCGCCCGCCCCTCGAGGTCGAGAGTGTTCACCACCCGGACCACCGGGCACACCCCGACCCGATGCTCAAAACTTGACCGGTGCTCCACCTTCGTGCCATCCGCCGCGGCGACAAGCTCATGGACACTGACGTCGTCGTAGACCCGGACCCGCCAGCCGTCCTGATCGTTCACCCTCGCCGAGTCGACCCGCACCGCGTACAACGGCCAGTCATCCTCAGCCGGGTCCTCGTAAAACGCCATCATCTTCCTGGGCGACACCCCACGAATCACCGGCGCCGACTCACCTGTCAGTGGGTTCTCCCCGGGTAGGACCGTCAGGTAGGCGAGCCCGTAGGCGAGCGCCGCACGGTGCACCGCGATCTGGCGGGCGTCGAGCCCGTTCGCCTGCCACCACGCCCACGGCGTCGCATCCTCCAGGTCATCAGCCTGCCGGTACCCGTCGACATAGAGCACCTGAGCGACCGACGTGACAACCTTGCCAAGCCACGGGGCCTGGGCCCGCTGACTCAGATCCTCGTACTCGCGGGTCGCCTGACGTGGCCGGTGCGGTGCGTCGTGGTCCCACCTGTACCACCGGTCGATCCTGTCAAGGCGGGTCCGCTCAGACAGAAGCGACGGCAGAAGGGCGGTCGTCGCGAGGTCGGCCGCTGCGGTAGGGGTTAGCGGCACAAGCACTCCTCTCGTGGGGCGTCACCACCACACCTTGCCGGAGCGGGGCTTCTCCGTCTTCTTCCCGGCCAACGCCAGGCGGCGTACCATCCGTGCGCCGATCACACACACCGCCGCGTCAATCTTCTTCGACGACGACGGCGTTTCCTTACCGACCGACATGCCGTACCGGTTCGACCTGCGCCGAGTGTTCGCCACATGACGGGCCACCCGAGGATCGTTGTCGTGGGTGAAGCCGCCGTCACGGATCTCCGCGTCGACGAGCTCACACTCCCGGGTGAACTCGAACGTGTGGGAGCGCATGTCCCATGCGATCGGCTGCGGATCCTTACCGCCCGGCACCGCCTTCACCCGCAAGCCGGGGAACAGCGCCGGCCACTCGAT